GACCCGGACCCGTACCCGTACCCGGACCCGGACCCGTACTGCATCTTGTCAGCCATTGTAGACCGCCTGGGCGCGGATCACGCGCTCCGCTTCATCGCTGCATTGAATAATCTCGCAATTTTCCGTGAGGTGAATGCGAGCAACGGGAGCTGAAAGTTTGCTGTCAGAATGAACGCCAGCAAGGGCGATTGCGTTGAGAAAATCGCCGGAGCCTTTGACCTTCCAATACCAAAGGCGGCGCGCTTCGGTGAGCACACATGCTCGGCCATCGGTGGCCTCCAAAACGCCGGAATGCACTCCGGCGTCACGGCACCGGACAAGAACATATTTTCCGATCATGCCGTTATTCAAGGGCGGCGGTGCAGATGCATTTGCGCCAAACATTGCGGCGAGGGCCTTTGCCTCGCCAATGGTAAGCTCATCAATATTCATTGCTTCAACTCCTCGCTTGGGTGCCGGTGATGAGGCCCACCGGCGCGGCCACCGGCCTCACACCTTGGAGGCCAAATCCTTGTTTTGATCGTGCCAAGTCATGCCATTCCCGGCCTTGTTATAGGCAAGGAAGCCGCGCTGGTTTGCCTGCAAACCCTTATACCACTCGCCATAGAGCTCCAGACCATCGGCGGCGCGGCGGCGGCCCTCATCCACAAGCTCGCGCTCATACTCTTGGAGGGCCTCATAGGGTTCAAGCGGAGTGCCGCCTCCCGCATTGCCATCATCATCCTCCGCAAGGCCGCCGGTGATGAGGTTAAGCATTGCGCTCGCGGCGTAGCGTTTCCCGTAGGACACAGAGGAGCCCACCGCCTGCACATCATTGCGGCCCTTGCCCACATCGGAAGGCAGCACGATAGCGGAGCCGCGCTCCTCCCACCCATGGCCGGAAAGGATCGGTGCAACTGTGACGCGGTTTCCCTCATGGCCAATATCGAAATTAAGCACCAAGCCATGGCGCGAGAGCACCGGCGTGATGGCCGGTTGCATCCGCTCCCAAGTGGCGTAGCGGGTGCCGGTGTGCGTGTTCTGGCCATCCTTGCCCACGCGGGGCATCTCCGAAATTGCTTGCACCTTGGCCGCAATAAAGGCCGCGCGCGCATCCCGATCCTCAAGTCGAAACATGAGCTCTGCCATGGCCACCGCCTTCTCCGGTTGCACATCGGGATTAGTGAGCGCCTCGCGGAGGAGGCTAAGGCGCTGGCCTACGGTGATGCCGCGCTCCTCTTGCGGGTGCGCGAGCTCGCGGCCGGGGCCGCCGGTGGTGATCTCTTGGCTCATTTTTTCAGCTCCATTAGTGGGGCGCTCACCCTAGCAAACTATGGTGAGCGCGCCACAATTATCCTTGCTTGATAATGCGAAAAGCGGAGGGATGAACGCCATCCGCGCACTCGGAGATGCGCTCCAAGGCATCCGCAATCCGCTTAAGGGAGATGGCCTTGGAATACCCTACCTCGCTCTCATAGGCCATGCTCTGCATTCCCGGCGCATCCGTATAATTTGGATCAAGGGCGCTTGCTTCCAAGGCATCACGCATTGCCATTAGATCGCCTCCTCAAGGAAATAGGAGGAGAAATCCTCATCCGTGATCTCACCGGAGGGATTGAACGGGAGCCAGGGCATCCCCCTCTCATAGATTTCCGAATAGGCCAGCCAATCCCGCTTGGCCGCCTTGATCTCCATCCGGCCTTTGGTGTGGATCGCGGTGGGCTGGCGCTTGCTTCCGGAGATTTCCCGAAAGCGCCGGGCGCGCTCAAGGTGCTGCTCGCTCGCTCCGGTGCGCTCAAGCTCGCGGATAGCCTCCTCCGATGGCGTGGGCTCAAAGAAGCGGAAAGACCGCTCAAGGATATTGGGCACGCCTCCCTTTTGCTGGAATACGAAATTGCACCCAAGCGGCTCCGCTCGGCTCTGGATCGCATTGATGAGCCAAATTTCCTGTTCTTCGCATTGGAATTGAACCTCAAGGCCGCCGGTGCGGATCGCCTCCGCCGCTTCCATGTAGGCCGCCGCGTCTATGTGGTAGCGCTCAAAGCGGATCGCATCGGTGAGCGCCTGAAAAAGCGCCTTGCGCTTGGGATTGGCGAAAGTCTTAAATTCCACCCACCGATCCGCCTTGAGGTAGTCAAACCGGGCCTTCATCCGGATGCCGGTTTCGGGGCAAGTCCAGAAAACCGACACCTCCGCCGCGCCGCCGGTGAGGAGCTCGCGCACCGCCGGGACCGCACGAATGCGCTCCATGTCCATTGCGATCTCCTCAAAGGCCTTGGCCGGGATCACCACTTGGCCGGGCTTCACGCTGGAGCGGAAAGCCTCCTCCGCGATGTGCCAAAGGCTCACCGATGGATCGGCCTCCGCGATCCGGGCGGCTTGCTCTGCCACGGTGCCGGTTTGCTTGAGGCCATTCTCCGCAAGCCATGCCTTCATCTCTGTGCCGGTGAAAAGCGTTCCTTCCGGCAAATCCGCCTTGGAGAGCTCGCGCACATAGGTGGATGCATAGCGCTCCGGCTCCAGCCTTGCGCAATGATATGCCCGGCCGATCACACGCGCCATGAAGCGAAGCCGCTCTTGCTCCGGCGTGAGCTCCGGCCGGTGGGGATTTAGTGGGCTCTCCGCCCAATAATCCGCCGGGCTCACGCGGAGCCGCTTGATGCCGCTCTTGGAGAGCCGCTCCGATGCTAGATAGGTTTCCTCTAGCATCCCGAAGTAGATGCCATCCTTGATTGGCTCGCTCATGCTATAGCTCCCTCATCGGCCATCGGCGCAAGGCCTTCCAGCTCCGGCCCGGCGGGTTGAAAGCGCCTCTTGTTTAGATCGGTGATGGCATCGGTGATTGCCTCCGTTGCCAGCGGCTTCCAATATTGAGATGAGCCGCAAAGGCCGGGGAGGCCATGGGCATAAGCGGCTATTCCAAAACTGCCATCATCCCGGATGTGGATATGGATGCTCACGGATCGGAGCGAATGCACCTCCGCGATCCGCGCCAATTGTTCCTCAAGTGTCATTGATCCAGCTCCTCTAAAAGCTCACGAATGCGAGGCAGGGCCTCGCGGATAGTGTGGACTATTGCCCACAAGGCGAAAGCGGCGGCTCCAATAAAAACCGCGCTTGCGACATACTGCCAAGGCATCACCGATCTCCCAAAGGTTGTGCGAAGTGCTCGCCAATCGGGTGGCCGTTGACGGTGATCGGTGCATCCGCCGGGGCGATGATGAGCCGGTAAGTGGTGGGATCGCCGGAAAGTGTGACGCGGGCTTGATGGATGCCGTGCGCTCCATTGGCTTGGTGATTGCTCACCGTGACTTGATCGCCGGGGTGGCAATCCACCTTGGAGGCGCGCTCTTGCCGTGCCCATTCGGCAACCTTGGCGAGAATGTGGCCGGGGTAAATCATGCCGCGCCCTCCAGCTCGCGCGCCACATCATACATGGCATCGCCGGGGCCAATGATGTGGCCGCTATCGCGCGGAAGAGTGATGTAGGGGCGGCCGCCCTCTGCCTTGGCGCGGAGCCGGGCAAAGGTGCGCCAATAGAGGCGGCGGCGCTCTCCGGCTTCGCGCGCGTGAGCAATCGCTCCGGCGGGATCATAGAAGCCGTGCGGCGCGGGCCGGGGCGGCATGACGCGGGCGACAATGCGCGCCGCGCGTTCGGAGTAAGTAAGCATCGGGTTCAGCTCCCTATGTGGAGGCCATTCTCTGCCACAAGGAATTGTGGTGCGCAAGATTGACACTCAAAAAAATGTGAGATAATTATTTGTGCCATGAGCATGGTTTATTTCATCGTCAACGCATCCGCCGGAACCGTAAAAATCGGCATCGCTAAAAATCCAGTGCGGCGCTTAAACGAGCTCCAAGTTGGGAGCGCGGAGCGCCTTAACCTTCGGGCGCTTGTGCCTGGCGGCAAGGAGGTGGAGCTCTCTTTCCATGTTCGTTTCCGCAAACACCACCTCCGTGGTGAGTGGTTTTCGCTCGCTGGAGCGCTTGCAGATTTTGTTCAATCGCTACCTATCGCAATGGAGGAAAAGCAAGTTATGGAAATTGATGAGAAAATGGTGGGCACAATTCATCCGGACACCGTGCGCGATGCAATTTTGCGTTGTGCCATCACTAAGGCGGAGCTCGCGCGCCGGGCAAACCTTCACGCTAATAGCTTGGCAACCGTTGAAAGCGAGGACTGGAGCCCACGCTGGAAAACGCTTGTGGCTCTTTGCCAAGCAATTGACGAGATCCGCTCGGAGCGCGCGTAGTGGCAGACATTGCCGGGCGCGTGCAAGCTCACGCGGAGGCAATCTTGGCTGCTTCGGGCTCCAGCCTCAAGCACTACACCTTGCCGAAAAATCGCGCCGCAATTCTTGGCGCGGTGATGGATTATTATGAGGAGGCATTCCGCGCGGGTGCCGATCTTGCAACCGAAACCTTCCGCGCAGCAAAAACCGAAAAGGAGCAAACCGATGGCCAATGAAAAAGCACCGGAAACCAATGGGCCGCCCGCGCCTGATTTTCAGCTTGCCGCCAAGATCATCGCGGAGGCGATTGACAGCACCGCAGAACGCCGGAGCAAAATGAATGGCGATCTCTCCGCCGCGTGGAAGCGGGTGGAGGATGAGGCCCACGTTAACAAGAAGGCGGCAAAGGATGCGCGCGCCATCTCGCGCATGAGCGATGAAACGCAATCCGATTATCTCCGCTCCCTCTTTGGCCTCATGGGCGTGCTCGGCATCGGCATCCGCCGCGATCTTGTGGACCTCGCGGAAGGTGCGCCCGGCCTCATGATCCCGCTTAAGAATGCGCCGGTGAGCGAGCTGGAGGGCGGCTCCACGGTGGTGGCCGCGATGCGCGAGACGGCCAAGGCAGACAAGGCCAAGGCCGCCAAGCCGGTGCCGCCCGCTCACCCGGCGGATGATAGCGACCTTGCAGACGCGGGAGAGGTTGCGCGGCGCGATGCCCTCGCGGGTGCCGCGTTGGATAAGCTGGCCAAGGGGTGAGGCGCTTTCTCGCCTTGGATCAATCCCTCTCATCGACCGGCTTTGCCGTGTGGGATGAGGGGGATGATCTCCCGCGCTCCGGCTCTTGGCCGCTCTGCGATGGCATCAAGAGCCGCCCGCTTGCTTTTGTGGGCATTCACCAATGCATCGGAGCCATTCACCGGGAGCGGCCAATCACCGCTCTGGCCTATGAGCAACCGATCAAAACGCCATCGGACAAGGTGGAAAAGCTCATAGGGCTCTATGGCCTCGCGGCTCATATCGAGAGTATCGCCCACATCAAGCTCATCCCGTTTGCCGTGATCGCGGCGCGGAGCTGGCGCTCTACCTTCATCGGCAAAGAGGCGCATGGCGTGGGGACCGAACGGGTAAAGCGCATGGCCGTGGAGCGGTGCCGCCATTTCGGAATGGACCCGGCCTCCCATGATGAGGCGGAGGCGGTGGGCATCTTGGATCACTACCTCCATACCATCCGCCTTGTGCCGCCGTGGCGGAAGGCCCACCCATTCTTGCCGCCTTGCGGCTGATCAATTCCGGGAGCTGACCCTTTGCAACTACACCACCGGGGCAAGCCTTTCCCTCTGGCAGAGCTTCGCGCCGCGCTGGAGGCGGCCGGAGCTCAATTCCTTGAGCCGCTCAAAAGCAATGAGGCTTTGCGCTATCGCCATGAGGGCAAGGTGGGAGTGATCATTTTTAGCCAAAAGGGCCAAGCCTCTTTTTCTGGCGTAGCTCCGGCGCATCTCAAAAGCCTTTTAGGATGGGTGCCTCTGCCAAAGGCGGCAGCACCTTGCCTCATTCCCACCGCGCTCCAGCTCTACACCGACGCATCATGCTTTGACAAAACCGGCGCGAGCTCATGGGCCGCGATCTTGGTGGATGCCCATGGCAAGGAGCATGAGGCAAGCGGGCCGCTCAAGGGCGCGGTGAGCTCATGCACCGCAGCGGAAGCAATGGCGGTTGCGAATGCCCTTCACTATTTTGCAAAGCGGCAAATGATCGGAAAGAGCGTGCGCGTGGTGAGCGATAGCCTCACGCTTGTGCAGTTTCTCCGCTCCGGCTCTGTCAAAAGCCGATCTTCGGAGGTGAGCAAGGCGCTCCAGCACATCGCCAAAATCTCCGCCGGGCGCTTCATTGTCCTGGCCGATTGGGTGAAAGGCCACCAAACCCTTGAGGCCGCAAAGAGCGATCCTCGCGCGGCCTACAATCGCCGGTGTGATGCCCTTGCGCGCGCTCATTCCTACGCTCTGCACAAGCAACGCCAAGCGGCCCGCGATGAGCTCGCAGAGGCAGAGGCCACCGATGCCCGCCGGGCTCCGGAATGCGAAAGCGTATCACACGTTAAACAAGAGCTTGCCACATTGGATTGTGTGGTGGCAAAGGAAAGGGCCGGGCCTCCTATGACAGGAAACCCGGCCCAAACGCGGGAGTTGAAACCGCGCACTCAAATGGAGCTGAACCCATGAGCAACCAAGTCATTATCGCCTTGCCGGTGGGCGGCAAGCTGAAAATTCCTCTGGGCACATACAATGAGATCAAATTGGCCGCGCGCATCATGGCCGATGATGATCGCGTGGCGCGCTACGTGGCCGCACCTCATGAGGGGATCACGCCGGAGATCATTGGCGTGATCCGGCAAAGGCTGATCAAGCGCGGCGATCTCCCGGCGCGTGCATACTCTCGCAGAAAGGAGGTGGCCAATGGAGCAAGCCTCCCTGTTCCCGGCTCTGGAGATAACTGAAATGGCGGAATTTCCTGCCCTTCCTCTGTGGACGGATGCGTATCTTGCAGACACGCGCCACCTTTCCACGCTGGAGCACGGAGCCTATCTCCTCCTCCTCATGGAAGCATGGAGGCGGCCAAACTGCGATCTCCCGGATGATGAGAAGCTCTTGGCGCGGCTCGCGGGCCTAACGGTGCCCGAGTGGCAAACCATCTCGCCGGTGGTGATGGAGCTTTGGGTGCGCGACGGAAGGCGCAAAGTTTGGACGCAAAAGAGGCTATCTAAAGAGCGTGATTATGTGGGCTTAAAAAGCGCATCGCAGAGGGATAAAGCGGCAAAGCGCTGGAATAAGGCGGAAAATCAGGATGCCACGGCATTGCCGAACGTATGCCGGAGCGATGCCCCCACACCCACACCCACACCCACACCCACACCCAACATATCATCTAACGATGATATAGATACGCGCGGAAAGCCGAAGCGATCCACCAAATGGAGCACCATCCCAAGGCCGGATAGCGTCAACCCGAAAACGTGGGAGGATTTCGAGAAGCACCGCAAGGCGAAGGGTGCGCCGATCACGGAGACGGCCATCAAGGGCTTTGAACGCGAGGCGGCGAAAGCCGGGCTCTCCCTTGAGGGAGCCATCACCGAAAGCATTGAACGAAACTGGCAGGGCTTCAAAGCCGATTGGATCAAGGGAGCTGGAAATGGCAACGGAAATCGCAACGGTGGAGACTCAAGGAATGGGCTCCTTGATGCCGCGCTTGGCGAGATGGCAGAGCGAGGCCGATCTATCCGATGAGCAATTTGCGCCAATTGCTCGCTTTGCCGATGGCCCACCGCCCTCTCTGGAAATTGCGGATGGTGACAAGGTGCGCGAAGTCGTCACTTTCCTTGCCGGTGCCCTCAAGGCTCCGCGCACCGGGCTTGAGGAGGGCAAGATCAAGCTCGGAGCCTACCGCCTCGCGCTCACCGGCATCCCGGCCGATGCCCTCGCTCATGCCGTTACCGTGGCAATCGAAACGCTCGATTGGCTCCCCACTCCGGCGGAGGTGCTCCGCCTCGCGCAAACCTACCGCCACCCTCACATCCTCGCGCACGAAAGGGCCAAGGCTATGACACTACGCCGGAGGCAGCGCCTCTTTGAGGAGACGCTCGCTTGCATTCGGGATCGGAAGCTCCTTCCGGAGGAGCTCGCGGCCCTTGATGAGCACACCGCCAAATGTGCGCAAACCCAAGGCTTCCTGATCATCCGATTGGACGGCACGCGCGAATATCGCACCAAGGCCAGCCTCGCGGCCCACCATGCCGATCTTGACGCTTTGAGGGCATCACTCCACCAAGAGCGGGACATTCGCGCTAAGGAGGCTTCTCCGGGCGATTTAGAGGGGGGTGGCTTTGGCGGGATTGCGGCCGGGATCATGGCCGGGATGGAGGTGAGCGATGGCCCGGCCGGATAGCACTCCGCTCTGCCCGGTGTGCCGGTGCCGCAAGGGCCTGAATTTCGAGAATTGCCGCGCGTGCTCTTTGGCCGTGCGGATTGTCATCATGCGGGTGCGCCTCCGCGTGCAATGGCTCCAGCTCAAGGGCGCAATCAAGGAGCTGATCTCATGGGTGAAATAATGTTTGTGCTCGTCAATTGGGTGGGCGGCATCGCCACCTTCATCACGCTGATCATGGGTTTTTGGATCATGGTGGAGAGCATCCGCAAGCTTGCTGGGTGGAAAGTGGATGCGGAGGTGGCCGCGCTCCGGCGGCGGCTTTTTGATGTGGAGGCGATCCGGGGCGCGGAGCGGGACATTTACCGTAGCCGCTCCATCATCCGCGATCACATCGGAGAGCCGCCCTATCCGCGCCCGGTGTGCGATGAGACAGAGGGAGATTGCGCGTGAAGCGCCCGGCCAAGATCACCGCGCCGCGCGCGTTTCCCATGGTGCCGCCGGAGCGATCCGGCCCACCGTGGCACCAAGGAAAAACCTTCTACTCATGCGGCGGGTGTTGCGCGCAATCGGAGCTAGGGCCGGAAAGTCTGGCTCACCCGCTCGCGCTTGATTGCTGGCAATGCGGGGCACCGGGCTCCATGCATCAATGGGTGCCGCCGCAAGTGGCGCTGGAGCGAAAGGCGGCCGCCGGTGGGTGAATGGCGGTCCGATGTGAGCGCGGCCGATCTCGCGGCCGCGCTCCGCGAGCAACTGGAGGCGATCATCCCACCGGATCGCCGGGCTCTGGATTGGGCTGAAAAGTGGGATGAGCTGGAGGACTTCGCAAATGCTACCGACCAAGATTGAACCTTGCACCCGGATCATGGGGAGGCCGGAAGGGATGCCGGAGGAGGATTGCCTATCCCTCATGATCTCAGACAGCCACTCTCCAATTTGGGGCAACGTGATGCGCTCGGCTTGGGTGCCATCGGATGAGGAGCGCCAAGCCATCGCGGCGGGCGCTCCGATCATCCTTGAGATTGTGGGCAAGAGCCACCCGGTTGTGGCGCTCTACACCGGCGGATGGCAGGACGCTTGACGCCACATAAGATTGTGACATATTGCGCGCGCCGATCACCGGCAAAGGAGCTTGAACATGGCAACGCAAGGGGAGCGGATTGACGCTCTGGAAACTGAAACAAAGGCGCTCAAGGAGGCGGTGGCCAGCCTTACCGAAACCGTGGCGGCTGGCACGCTCCAGCTCTTGGACGGTGAGCCGATCAAAGTGGAGGGCTTCGACACTCGTGCGGAGCTCCTCAAGGCCTTCCGGCAAATCGAAGCAATCGCCAATCACATCAATGTGAGGCTCCCGGCCTAGCCGGGCCGGGCGGGGGGATTGGAAGCCCTCCGCCCGCGCATCACCCGGCGGCGATATGCTGGGCAACCTTTGGGAGCTGAAAACCCATGAGCCACCATCCGACAGGACCAACCGCCGCACCGGCGTTTTTCCCTTATCCTCATCGCACCCTCGCGGAGGCTATGCCGCGCACCTTTGGCCATTGCCCTCACGGTGAGCCGCGCGGCGAAAAGTGTTTAGACTGCGACCGCGAGCACCGGGAGGCCACGGCATGAAACCGTGGATTGATCAATCCCGCGTGCGCGCGGCGCTTTCAAGCCCTCGCGGTGATGTGCTCCGGCTCATCGTGCTCCAGCCTTACCGGGGCTTTGAGAGCAAGCACTTGGTGGGGCCGCCGGTGCCGGTGCCGGAGCGGATGGCCTAACGCCGATCCATCGCGCGCCTAGCCTCGCGGCGCTTCCGCTCCAGCCGGGCGCGCTCTGCGTAGCTCATGCCGCCGGGATAGCGGGCAAGCCTTGCTCATCGCCTACCGATTGCGGTTAACGGGCCGGAAGCATATATCCGGGGCATGGGCGACAATCCTCACACCACCGACGCGCGCGGCTCTCCCAAGGGCCGCGTTGGCAATGTGCCTCATGAGCGCAGCGAGGCGGCGGCCACGCTCATCCGGGAGCTCGCGGGCTATGGGATGCCGCAAGAGGAAATCTCGCGGGTGCTCAATTCCGCCTTTGGCACCGGCTATTCGGTGGACACTCTGGATCGGCACTACCGGGCGGAGCTTGATGCCGCTTTGGCCATCCGCAAGAGCGATCTCCTCCGCCGGGCTCACAAGATTGCCATGGGTGAGGATGTGCTCACCAAACGGGACGCGGATGGAAACGTGGTGCCCTCCGGCGTTTCACCGGATGCGGCGCTCCGCGAAAGCGCCTCGCTTGTGAAATGGCTCCTTGGCGCGGTGCATCGGGTGCGCGATGGCGTGGAGCATGACTTTGGCGCGGGCACCATCAATGTGAGCATCTCCGCCGATGATGCAGAGCTCTAAGCTCCGCCATGGCGGTGGTGCTCACCAAAGCGCAGCGCAAGGCGAACAAGCTCATTGCGCGGCACCGGATGAGCCTCCTCCGTGGCGGCTCGCGCTCCGGTAAAACCTTTATCCTATGCCGTGCGGTGGCCACGCGCGCGATCCGCGCCGCTGGCACCAATCACTGTATTTTCAGGCTCCGCCGCAACGCCATCAAGGGCACCGTTTGGAAAACGCTCAAGGATGTGATGGCAAAGTGTTTTCCGGGGGTGCCCTACAAGGAAAGCATCTCTGATCTCACCATCACGCTCCCGAATGGCTCCGTGATCATGGCGGCCGGGCTTGATGATGCGGAGCGAGTAGACAAGATTTTGGGGATGGAGTTTTCCACCGTCTATTTCAACGAATGCACCCAAATTCCATGGGCATCGGTGGAAACCGCGCTTTCGCGCCTGGCTGAATTGAGCGGGCTCCGGCTCCGGGCCTATTTCGATTGCAACCCCACCACCAAGCTCCATTGGACCTATCATCTATTCGTGAAGAAGCTCAAGCCGGGCACCCGCGAGCCGTGGGATGAGCCTCATGAGCTCGCGGAAATGAAGATCAATCCGGATGACAACCGGGAAAACATTTCCGCCGAATACTTCAAGGTCCTGGATCAAATGGGCGCGGCCAAGCGGAAGCGCTTCCGCGATGGCGAGTGGAGTGAGGACACGGAGGGCGCGCTCTGGACGCTGGAGGGCCTTGAGGCGGGCCGGGTGGCCATGGGCCGGGTGCCCGATCTTGTGCGCGTGGTGGTGGCCGTTGACCCCTCCGGCACCTCTGGAGCTGGCGAAGGCGCGGGCGATGATATTGGGATTGTGGTGGCCGGGCTCGGAGTAGATGGCCGGTGGTATGTGCTCGCGGATCGCTCTTGCAACCTCTCACCGGCCGGGTGGGGCCGCCGGGTGGTGGAAGCCTTCCGGGAGTGGAATGCGGATCGCGTGGTGGGTGAAACCAACTTTGGCGGCGCGATGGTGCGCCATGTGATCAAGAGCGTGGATGCCTCCATCCCGTTCAAGGAGGTGAAGGCCAGCCGGGGCAAGATCGCGCGAGCGGAGCCGATCTCCGCGCTCTATGAGGAAGGCAAGGTTTCGCACGTTGGAAGTCATCCGGATTTGGAGGATCAAATGTGCGCTATGACTTCGGCGGGCTTCATCGGTGAGGGCTCACCGGATAGGGCGGATGCCTTGGTGTGGGCAATAACGGAGCTTTCCGCTAAGACCCGGCGTGAACCCGGCGTTAGGAGACTGTAGGAATGGGCTGGCTCGATTGGATGAGGGGCGCTCCGGCGCGCAAGGATAGCGCCATCGCTCCCATGATCGCTATGCGGAACCTTGGCCGCCCGGTCTGGAGCTCGCGCAACTATCGAGCCTTTTCCCAGGAGGGCTATGCGCAAAACGTGATCGCATACCGCTCCATCCGGCTGATCGCGGAGGCGGTGGCAGCGATCCCGCTCCTTGCCTATGATGAGCGCGGTGAGGAGCTTTCAGAGCACCCGCTCCTCAAGGTGCTGGAGCGCCCGAACCCTTGGCAATCCGGCGCGGAGCTCATGGATGCGCTCGTTTCCTACTTCCGGATTTCAGGCAATGGGTTTGTGGAAGCGGTGAGCTTGGATGGACAAATCCGCGAGCTCTATGCGCTTCGCCCGGATCGCATGAAAGCCATCGCCGGGCGGCGCGGTTATCCTCAAGCGTGGGATTACTCTGTGGACGGCACGGCCGCGCACCGCTTTGAGATGGACCTCCCGCCCGGTGCGCAATTGCCCATTCTGCACATCCGGGAGTTTAACCCCTTGGATGATTGGGGCGGGATGAGCCCGGTGGAGGCGGCGGCCTTTGCCATTGATGTGCACAATGCGGCCGGAGGCTATAACAAGGCGCTTCTCGACAATTCGGCGGCTCCCTCTGGCGCGCTCACCTTTGAGGGCGGAGAGGACAGCGATGGCACCTTGAGCGATGAGCAATTTGCGCGGCTCAAGGAGCAATTCTCCGAACGGCACACCGGCACGGAAAACGCCGGGCGGCCCTTGATCCTGGAGGGAGGCCTCAAGTGGCAAGCCATGGGCATGAGCCCAAAAGATTTGGAATTCACCTCCGGCAAGCGCGAAGCCGCGCGCGAGATCGCGCTTGCTTTCGGTGTGCCGCCCATGCTCCTCGGCATTCCCGGAGATAACACCTATTCAAACTATAAGGAGGCGCGCGCCGCTCTCTATGAGGA